AGCGAAAGACAGATTGAGCGATTGACCGAAAGCGTTGGTCATAAAAAAGGGAGCCGAGTGGCTCCCTTCGTGGGTAGCGATCCTTCTATTCGAAGGATCCTAGTTTGACGATACCGGTCTTTCCTTTCCACTCTTTGCGACCTTCGATCTGCATTTTGTAGTGGGTCATAACGACCGCCGCGTCCTGCTGGTATCCCCAGTCGGATAGCTCGTCGACGATATCCTGAATCGCGACCATCCGGTGCGCGTCTCCGGCCAGCGCGTAGTATGCGGTGATGATCAAGATCATCTGCTTAGGGAGTCGCACGCCAGATGGCACGCTGTCGAACATCACTGAGCCACTAGCCGCTTTGCCAGTACCGACCATTTCAGGGAGAGTCATAGGTGCAGATATCTGCTTTGTAGCTTGATTAGCCATTGTATTTTTCCTTTCTACTTTCTAAGTGTAAGTGGCCAGCCCTACTGCTTAACCACGGAACCTATCTTCGCTCACAACGCCGCTAAAGTAAAGCACTAACAAAAACTTTTTTACAGCTGCTCGCGCCTAACTTGCCCCGTTAGGTTGCGCCTTAGCCGAGGCGTTAGGTCGCGCCTTAGCGAGACGGTTAGCGAGACCCCCCATACCCCCAAAAGTGCCGCAAGGCACCCACCCACCCACCACTACCTGAATCCAGCCTCTTTTTCGGATCTACTTTTGCTACGCACCATAAAAAATTTTTCGCGTAAAAAATTTTGCGAAAAAAATTTTCGCGAGTAGGATTCCGCTATGGCCGAACGTAAGAAAAAAGACCCACGGTTAGCGAGAGCTGGCGTTTCGGGCTATAACAAACCGAAACGTACCCCGAGTCATCCTAAAAAATCCCATATTGTTGTTGCGAAAGAAGGCGATAAGATTAAAACGATTCGTTTTGGTCAACAGGGTGTAAAGACTGCGGGTAAGCCTAAAAAGGGTGAGTCGGCAAAACAAAAGGCTCGTCGTAAAAGTTTCAAAGCTCGCCATAGTAAAAACATTAAGAAAGGCAAAATGAGCGCAGCTTATTGGGCCGATAAGGTGAAATGGTAATGGAAGATATGCAAGCGGTTTACGACGATGAAATTGGCGGTAGTTCCGGCGGCTTAATGTCTTTATTACGTGGTACGGGAGATATGGTTCTTGGGGAAGATATTATGGACAATCTTCCGATGTTACTCCGTGCGTTAGAAGGTACGAATAAAGATACGTTAACAATGCAAGAAACCCGCGATATGTCGGGGCCGATTGACGAATCAAGTTTATCTGTTCGATTAAGTAATACTCCAGGATTAAGTTCGATGTTAGGGCCAGAAGCTGGGGTATTAGCGGCTATGGCTGGTGGGCCTATGGGTAAAGGTAAATCTGCAAAAGAATTACTAGAAGAAATTATGGAAATAGGACGTAGGATGAAATCCGAACAAGATCTTATTGATACTCGTCGTGCTATGGAAGATGAAGCGGATCTCCCTGATTTTCTAAAATCGTTTTCGCAATTACAAAAAGAACGACGGGCTAAAGAAGGGTTTGAAAATTTATTACAAGAAAGTCGGGATGAATATATGGATTCGCCTGAAGCGTTAGAAAAAGCGATGCGTGTCCAGCGAGACGTTTTAAGAAAAGCCCGACGTGACGAAGATATGTTTGCCGCAGGTGGTCGCCCAGGATTATATGCAAATATCGCCGCGAAACGTAGGCGGATAAAAGCAGGGTCAGGTGAGAAGATGCGTAAGCCAGGATCTAAAGGCGCACCGACGAAAGAAAATTTCCGACAAGCTGAAACTACTGCTAAAAAAGCTAATGGTGGTGGATTAAGTTACGCTAAAGGTTATTACGGGAAATCGTACAAATGAGTTTTGTAATTCCTGCAATTATTGCTGCTATCGCTAGTGTTGGTACAACAGCGTATACTGCTAATAGATCTCGTAAAGCTCAAAAACGAGCACGCGAAGACGCTAACCTCCGTGAATTAATCGAAGGCGCTGCGCCTAATATCTCTGCTGTATCTGATGTAATCCCTGAAGAAGTACAAGGTACAGATGTTGCGGGGTTAGAGCGAGCATTAGCCGCGATGGAATATGGCGAAGAAGTTCCTTTACCATCAGCTCAACCTGATCCGCTACTTAATTTATCTGAAGAAGAATTAGCACAGTTATTAGAAGAATCAGGAATAGCAGGTCAATTAATGGCTAGCGGTGGGCCAGTAGGTACGCCTGAAGATGTTTATTATTTTAGTGTTCCGCAAGTTATGGGGATGATGCAAGATCCGAATCCTCAAATACAAGGAGTCGGGATGCAATTAGCAGATATGATGGCTTCGACTCCTGGGATGGATATGGTTCCCGCGACTCGCGATCAAATAACAATGATGGCCGAAGGTGGCCCGATATCCGAGGAACGTCTTAATAACGCAAGATTAAGATAATGGCTAAAAATCCGCGCATCCCTAGGAAAAAAGGGCAACCCGCGAAAAGTAAAAAACATAGCGATTTATATACTGACGAAGATCCGAAAGGTACGATCCACGGATTAAAATTCGCTACCGTCAAAGATGCGCAAGCAAGCGTAGCTAAAATTAAAAAAGCTAAACGTACTCCTGCACATAAAATACAAGCAGCGATAGCGATGGAACAACGAGCAAAAGCGGCGGGTAAAACAAGCGCAGCTCAAGTTTATCGTCGATATATAAATGCAAACAAAAAATCCACTCGAAAATCTTAAAAGCGTAGACCTTTCTCATCTCTCTAAAGAAGAGGCGAAAGAGTTTACGTTATTACTTGAGGAATTAGAAAAGCGTGAAAAACGCGAAAGTTCTATGGCATCGTTTTACGATTTTGTTAAAACGATTTGGCCAGAGTTTATTGCAGGTGCACACCACAAAAAGATGGCCGAGGCTTTCGACAAGATTGCTTCAGGAGAGTCAAAAAGACTAATAATCAATATGCCTCCACGACATACGAAGTCAGAGTTTGCTTCGTATTTATTTCCTGCATATCTACTAGGTAAACGCCCTAAACTTAAAATTATTGAAGCAACGCATACTGCTGACCTCGCGATTAATTTCGGTCGTAGAGTCCGTGACTTAATCGAAAGTGACGATTACGCTGAGATATTTCCGGCTACTCAACTAAAAGCTGACTCTCGAAGCGCGGGTAAATGGACGACCTCGCAAGGCGGGGAGTATTATGCGGCGGGTATCGGGGGTGCACTCGCGGGTCGTGGTGCTGATTTGTTTATTATTGACGACCCTCACTCTGAACAAGACGCTTTTTCGGATAAAGCGTTAGAAGAAGCCTACGAATGGTATCAAACTGGGCCTCGTCAGCGCCTACAGCCAGGAGGTGCGATCGTTATCGTAATGACTCGTTGGTCTAAAAAGGACGTAACGGGTAAATTAATCAAACGAATGGCTCAAGAACAAGGTGGAGATCAGTGGGAAATCATCGAGTTCCCTGCGATATTACCGTCAGGTAATCCGTTATGGCCTGAATTTTGGAAATTAGAAGAATTAGAAGCGACGAAATCGTCGATTCCTCCGTCGAAATGGGCTGCGCAGTATATGCAACGGCCTACAGGCGAAGGTATTTCTATTATTCCGAAAGAATGGATTAAAGAATGGCCGAGCGATAACCCTCCTTCGTGTAGTTATTTGATCCAAAGTTACGATACGGCGTTTTTAAAGTCCGAACGAGCAGACTATACGGCGATTACAACGTGGGGAGTGTTCTATCCCGAGGGTAAAATCGGCGATGAACTGTATTCTGGGGACGATGCCCACATAATTTTGTTAGATTGCGTAAAAGAGCGCTTAGATTTTCCAGAATTAAAGCGTGAAGCGATGCGGTTATACGAACATTGGGAGCCTGATTCGGTAATTGTCGAAACAAAAGCGTCAGGTATCCCGCTTACACAAGAATTACGGCGTCAAGGTATCCCGATAAACACCTTTTCACCGAGTAAAGGGCAAGATAAGATCGCAAGATTGAATACGGTCAGCGCAATTTTCCAAGAAGGCCGAGTTTGGGTACCTGATACGAACTGGGGACAAGAATTAATTGACGAAATCGTAGATTTTCCGAACGGAGAGAACGACGATTGCGTAGATGCGACTACTTTAGCACTTATGCGATTTAGACAAGGCGGATTTTTACGTTTAGAAGGCGATTATGACGACGATGACGACTATTATCCAAAAGTTCGTGTCTATTATTGATTTATTCTAGTAAAAAATAAGAGTATGGTGGCGAACCATGGCTGAAGTACAGATTCCTGAGGGTGAAGAAAACGTAGAAATCCTTTTTGACGAAGAGGATAACGTTCTTGACCCTTCTCTCTTGACCCAAGAGGTCGAAATCCCTTTCGAAGAAAATTTAGCCGAGTTTTTAGACCCCGCTACTCTTTCCGAAGTCTCTAGTGAACTAACTACTGCGTTTGAAGAAGATCTAAGTTCTCGTGGTGATTGGTACGAGGCGTTTAAAGACGGATTAGAACTATTAGGCGTAGACAGCGACCCTAGAAGTGAACCGTTTGAAGGTGCAAGCGGAGTATATCACCCGCTATTAGCTGAAGCGACAACTCATTTCCAAGCGCAAGCGTATAAAGAACTTCTTCCTGCAAACGGCCCAGTAGATACTAAGATTATGGGCGCGTCTAGTGATCCGAAAGCGATGCAAGCTAATCGCGTTAAGGATTTCATGAACTACCAGCTCATGTACAAAATGGAAGAATACGATCCTGAAATGGATCAGATGTTATTCTTTTTGCCTTTAGCTGGTTCTGCGTTTAAGAAATGTTATTTCGACCCTGCGATGGGTCGAGTCGTTTCTAGGTTTGTAAAAGCCGAAGATTTAATCGTACCGTATTACACTACAGATCTTCATACGTCTCCTCGTATTACTCACCGTATGGCTATGTCAGAAAATGACTTGCGTAAATTACAGTTGAGTGGGTTTTATAGAGATATGCCGATGAGTTCTCCTAGCTATTCAGCTGATGGGGAAAATGCGGTACAAGATAAGATTGACGAGATAGACGGTGTTTCTAGGACAGGAACTCAAGCTGAATATACGTTATTAGAGTTTCATGTAGAACTAGATATTGAAGGTTTTGAACATACTGATAGTAATGGAGAACCAACGGGGTTAGCACTTCCGTATATCGTCACGATTTGTAAAGATAACGATACTGTTCTATCAATTCGTAGGAACTACGAAGAAACAGATCCGATGCGTAAAAGGATTGAATACTTTACGCATTATAAGTTCCTCCCAGGACTGGGCTTCTACGGATTTGGCCTAATCCACATGATTGGCGGCGTTACCCGTTCCGCAACGTCAATTCTTCGTCAACTCATTGATGCCGGTACTTTAGCCAATCTTCCAGCTGGCTTCAAAGCTCGTGGCTTAAATATCCAGAGATCAGACGATCCTGTACAGCCAGGAGAATGGCGAGATGTGGATGTTCCTGGGGGGACTATTCGAGAGTCGTTTTTGCCGCTCCCATATAAAGAACCAAGTGCGACATTAGCGCAGTTATTAGGATTACTTGTCGAATCTGGACAGCGATTCGCTTCTGTTATGGATAACCAAACAGGAGATGCTAATTCTAATGCTCCTGTAGGTACGACAGTTGCTCTACTAGAAAAAGGACAGAAAGTAATTTCTGCAATCCATAAACGATTGCATTATGCGCAGCGCAACGAATTTAAAATACTAAAGAGGTTATTCGGTGAATACTTGCCTCCGGAATATCCTTACCAAGTACAAGGCGCTCAACAAACAGTCTTCGCTGAGGATTTTAATAATACTGTTGATGTTATTCCTGTTTGTGATCCCAATATCTTTAGCACTACCCAACGGATTATTCTAGCGCAAACACAACTTCAGATGGCTCAGAGTGCACCTCAGATCCATAACATGAAAGAAGCGTATCGTAAGATGTATATCGCTTTGAACATTAAAGATATCGACGATATCTTAATGCCTGATTTTGCCCCAGCTCCGAAAGACCCGATTCAAGAAAATATGGATTCGGTTATGGGGATGCCTTTAAAAGCATTTATCCAACAGAATCATGATGCGCACGTCCAAGCGCATATTGCATTTATGCAAAACCCTCAAACCCAACAAAACCCTCAAGCGATGGCAGGATTACAAGCTCATATACAAGAGCACCAAGCCTTGAAGTATCGCATTCAAGTAGAGGAGATGTTGGCACAACAAGGTATCGAGTTACCTCAACCTGGACCAGATGGTCAGATGCCTCAGTTACCACCAGAGTTAGAAAGTCAAATAGCTGTAGCGGCTGCTCAAGTAACACAACAGATTACAGGTCAAGAGCAAGCGATAGCGCAAGCAATAGCTGCGCAACAGCAAGACCCAGAGAGGGAAATGTTCCAACAACAACTAGAGCTAGAGTTTGAAAAACTTAAGCAACGGGATAGAGATTCTGAGCGTAAAGCACAGCTCGAAAGAGAGCGTATTGAATCTCAAGAGGAACAAACTGACGTTCGCATTGCCGCTGAATTACAAAAAGCGGAAATGCAAGATGATCGTGAAATAGATTCTAACTTAACTGAGATCGCTAAGATCGTCCGAGAGTCCAGGGAGCAGTAACTCATGCCACATCTGATCAGCAATATTCCACACTTTAATTGCTGGGTTAGAAAAGAATATACACACAATCATTTAGGATACCATGGAGAGTATTTACACGCGATAGCGATTGCGGTAAACACTATCCCAGACAGATGTCTATCTTTCCAAGTTGTATTCACTGGATACGAATTAGGAGAGGAAGAAGATTCTGAGAATCTTCACGGAGGAGCAATGTGGGCAAGAATGCCTATTACGGCTCTAGTAGCGGATGCGATGCTTGAGGAAATGCCAGAAGCGATGGCTACTCATTTAGCGCAACCTTGGGACTGTAGTTCACGAGACCATGAAGTTATTGTTATGGATCGTGTATCTTCTAGCCCTTGGCTATGTAAGATTGATAATGAGTTTCATACTGGGAAGTATTTGTTTACAGTTGATTACACAGGAAACGATATCGCTGACGATCCTGCGCAACATAAACAAAGTCATTTGATACAACTTACTGATGCTGGGAAATGGACAGGCAATATTGTAGCATTGCCTAATAATCGTGTAAGAGCGACCAACCCAGCGTTATGGGAAACGGGTTCTGGAGCGCCAGACTTTTATCCTAGTCAGCATTTGCATAGTGCAGAGATTGACGATAGCTACATGGATCCGAACGTAACCTTTAACAACTTGTATTCTGAAGGAGATTAAAATGCCTGGACACAAGAAAAACAAAAAGATGCCGAAGAAAATGAATATCGGAGGCAAGAGCGCCAAGAAAATGCCAATGAAAATGAAGCGTGGTGGCTCAACTCGTTCTCGTACTCGTAGCAAGAGTAAGAAATGAGAAACCTTAGATCAACGGAAATGCCCTATCCATCTCCGAAAACTCAGAAGGCTGGAGTACAGCCTTCTATTCCAGAACCCTCCAACGAAGGTTTCGCAAAGTCTACTGTATTGGCTGAAAAGACAATTAGTATTCCTGGAAAGAAAGTAAGGACAAAGGGCACAGGTGCAGCTACTAAAGGATTGGATTTTACTAGCTACGTCAACTAATGGACTTTATTAAGTATTCGGAGTTTTTACTCCGCAAATTTCGTGAGAGACAAGAAGATCTCACGCAATCACTCGCCGCTGGTGGCGCACAAGACTATGTTCAGTACCAACGAATAGTTGGTGAAATTTCAGGGCTTAATTTTGCTGAACAAGAGATAACTGCCCTGCATGGAAGGATGGAAGATGTCGAAGACGACTGAACTTGAAAAAGGGGTAACTCCCGATCGTGTACTAAATTTTGGATCTGATACGCCGTTAGATCCTCCGAAAGAGTCTATTACTCCTGAAAATTTAGAATCTCACGCAGATAAACTACCAAACCCTACGGGGTATCGTATGTTGATCCTACCCTTTTCTCCTCCCGAGAAAAGTAAAGGCGGCATTCTTATGGCTAAACAAACTCTTGATAAAGAGAAAATAGCCACTATCGTGGGGCTTGTCGTAAAACAAGGCCCAGACGCATATTCCGACCCTGATAAATTTCCTCAAGGCCCATGGTGTAACGAGGGTGATTGGGTAATTTTTGGTCGCTATGCAGGAGCTAGATTTAATATCGAAGGGGGAGATATGCGTCTCCTAAACGATGATGAAATTTTAGCTACTGTAAATAACCCAGAAGATATTCTGCAATAAGGTGATTGAAATGGCTGAGTCCCAAGAAATTGAATTAGAACTTCCTGATGAGGAAGTAGATCCACGTGAAGCGGATGTAATTCAAGAACCGCAACAAGATTTTGATACAAGTGAAGCCGAACCTGAAACTTCTCAAACAGATGAATTAGAAGATTACAGTGAGGGTGTCAAAAAGCGTATAGATAAACTGACTTACCGTATGCGAGAGGCAGAACGCCAACGCGATGAGGCTGTTCAGTTTGCTAAGAAAATGTCTGAACAAACTGCAAGTTTGCAGAATAAATTAAAATCTTCAGACGAGACATTAGTAGCTGAATATACTGCTCGTATTGCTGCTGATAAAGAACGCGCTAGACGAGCATTGAAAGAAGCTCAAGAACTTGGGGACGCAGAGGCGATTGCTTTGGCTACTGAAGCGGTTGCTAAAACTTCTTTAGAAGCGCAAAATGCCGAAAGATTAGTTGCAAAACAAAAATCTGTTCAGTCTAGAACAGAACAGTCGCAGCCTGTCCAACAACAGGCAACTAATGTACAACCAGCTGCTCCTGATCCCCGTGCAGAAAAATGGGCTTCAGAAAACAGTTGGTTTGGTGAAGATGAAGGCATGACATACGCTGCTATGGGCATTCATCAAAAGTTGTTAAAGGAGGGAGTTCCGCCTAGTTCTGATTACTACTATGAAAGAGTAGATAGTGAGATTAGGGAACTTTTTCCAAATAAGTTTTCCGAAGGGAAAAAGAACGTGCAGTCCTCCGTAGCAGGTGCCAGCCGAGGTGCAGGTGCTGTTAAAAAAGGAGCACGCAATGTGAAACTCACACCGTCACAAGTAGCAATAGCTAAAAGAATCGGTGTGCCTCTTGAAGAGTACGCAAAATTTGTATAGGAGATGAAAATGTCAGATCGTACCTCCAGATCTGCTGAAACTCGAGAAAAGAAATCTCGCCGTAAACCATGGCAACCGCCATCTATGTTAGACGCTCCTGAAGCTCCTCCTGGATACAAACACAGGTGGGTACGTGCAGAAGTCCGTGGGCATGATGATAGAGCGAATATGTCTAAGCGTATTCGTGA